TTTGCAAAGCAACCAATGTAAGGTGTATAGATTTGTATTTCAGATTTTTTTCTTAACTCTGGTATTAGTGCTGAAAAGGCAACACATTTTCCTATGCCACCTTCAACTACATATGTATTCATTATTTATTTTTTAATTCGTCTATTTCTTTTTTTAATTCTTTTATTGCATTGACTAATATTGGTATAAATTTACTATATTGAATACCATACTGTTTTCCATCTCCTGTTAAGGAAGTTGTAAGATTAGTTTTATCTTCAATTTTATATCCAGATGCTTTTTCTAAAGTTTCTACTTCCTGTGCTTTAAAACCTATATCAAGCCAATCTTCTTTATGTGTTCCATCATGGGTGATAGTGTCTAAATCTTCTACGCCTCTATTTTCTTTTGAAATATATTTAATACGTTTATCCCACTTATAAGTGTAAGGTTTAAGAGCATTAATAAAATCTAATCCAATATCTAAATCTGTAAAATCTGTTTTATCTCTTGCATCAGAAGCTACAGTCCAATCTGCTTGAATATTAGAAGCGGTTATATTTTCATCACCCAAAACAATTATGTTGTCTGCTGTAGTTATATTACCGCCAGGTGAACCTGTTATTCCTGCATAATAACCTAATAAAAGATTATTATCACCTGTTGTAACATGTCTACCAGCAGAAGCACCTAAAGACGTATTTAAAGTACCTGATGTAGTTAAACATAAAGCTCGGTAACCTATACCTGTGTTAGCTGTACCTGTTGAAGTGTATAATGCTTGGTCTCCAAATGCTGAATTAGAATCAGCTGTTGTGTTAGTTGTTAAAGCTTGATAACCAACTGCTACATTATTATCACCTGTTGTGTTAGCACCTAAAGATGATCCACCAACCGCTACGTTTTTACACCCAGTTGAGTTAGCATCAAAACTATTTTGACCTATGGCTACGTTTTCACTTGCTGTTGTGTTAGCTTGACCAGCTTCTTTTCCAATAAATATATTACCATTTGCTGTAGTATTTGAATCTCCAGCGGAAGCACCTATAGCTACGTTTTCTGCACCTGTTGTGTTAGCTGTTAAAGCACTAAGACCTACTGCTGTGTTGTTTGATGCTGTCGTATTACTATTTAATGCACCTCTACCTAATGCTGTATTATTAGAACCTGTTGTTTGATTACCAAGACTTCCATGACCCATTGCTACATTACAATCACCTGTAGTATTTTCATCTAATGCAGATGAGCCTACAGCTACATTTTGTGCACCTGTCGTATTATCATTAAGAGAATTATAACCAACTGCTGTGTTGTTAGAAGCTGATGTGGTAGCAGTCATAGCATTATTTCCTACGGCAGTATTATTATCTGCTGTGTTATTAAATAATGCACTTCCACCTACTGCTGTATTACAGTCTCCTGTTGTAACTGTATTAAGACTATTATGTCCATAAGCTGTGTTACCATCTCCTGTCGTATTATTCTGTAAAGCTTGTCTTCCCATTGCAGTGTTTACTGTTCCTGTTGTATTATCTTTTAACGCCTCAAAACCAACTGCTGTGTTATTATCTGCTGTTGTGTTAGCATATAAAGAACAGACACCAACTGCTACGTTGTTAGATCCTGTCGTATTACAACGAAGTGAATACACTCCCATCATTGTATTAACTCTACCTGTAGTATTAGCAATTCCAGAATAGTAACCTATTGCTGTGTTAGAATCAGCAACAGTCACATTTAATGACGCATAACCTATGGCAACATTAGCATTTGTAGTTGCGTTACAACGAAGTGCTGCATATCCTAAAGCAACATTATCACATCCAGATACGTTGGCTTCCATGGTACAAGAACCCATTGCCAAATTTCTAATACCTGTTGTATTACTACACATTGTAATATTACCGATTGCCACATTACAACAACCTGTTGTGTTAGCCGCTAAAGAACCATAACCAACTGCTATGTTATTATCACCAGTGGTAATAGCCGTTCCAGCATTTGCACCAACTGCTACATTATAATTTCCACCAGCTTCAACACTATCTAATGCAGTATCACCTAAAGCTACATTGCCTGTTCCTGTGGGATAATTACCATCTAATTTTATTGTTCCACCATCTACATCTAAGTCTCCAACAACATCTAAACTGTCTTCACTCTCATCCCAAAGCATATAGTTGCCGCTTGTAGCACCAAAGAATTTAACATCATATCCAGTATCGTCGACACCGACTGTTAGTGTTCCACTAATTCTATTAGTATACCACTCATCAATATCTGGATTGGTCCCATGATTGGCTGTGGCATAAACCATTTTCATATCACCAGATTGAAGAGTAACACTATTTCCTGACCCTGATACATATTTAAAAACTACTACATCTGTGCATGAGTTTTTAATTAAATAAAAAGTTTGAACGTCAATTGGAATAGTTACATTTCTACTAGCTGAAAGCGTTCCTGTAAATTCTATAACCCTATGTGCAAGAGTTGCACCGGTATTTCCATCAGTTACAGAAAGATCTGTGTCAGCTCCGTCTGTTACTGCTTGTTGTGTAAATCCACCAGCAAATTGCTCAATAATCTGTAGATTTGTATTAGTTTTTGTTCCCCAAGTACCGGCATTCTCGCCGGTTGCCATTTTTTCAACACCGAGTGGTGTATAAGTTGATGCCATAAATTTTTTCTCCTACGCTACGTGGTTTATATCTGTATATGATGTATTTCCTGTTACGTCAACATCAGAATAAGCTGTATTTCCAGAGATACCGATATCAGTATAAGCTAAAAAAGAAAATGATCCAAGAGAAGCAGTTGAAGATATCCCAGTTAGGTCATAAGCCATTTCATGAGATATAGTTCCAAGAGAAGCAGTTGAAGATATTCCAGTTAGGTCATAAGCCATTTCATGAGATATAGTCCCAAGAGAACCAGTTATAGATATCCCAGTTAGGTCATAGGCCATTTCATGAGATACAGTTCCAAGAGAACCAGTTGCTGAAAAACCTGTTACAAGAACAAGTGGATTTGAAGTAATAGTAACACTTCCAAGAGAACCGGTTGAAGATATCCCAGTTAGGTCATAAGCCATTTCATGAGATATAGTTCCAAGACTGGCTGTTATAGGTGTTGGAGCGGTAAGAGATGCGGTAATTGTATTAGATTCCCAGGCGTTTTGCCCCCAGGCTACTAAAGGACTATCTCCTCCCCAGACTGATGCCATAGGACCTGCCCTCCTACGATGACGTTAGTCTTATAATCGCGTTGGATGAATCGTTAGCTGGAAACTGAAGTGTGAAAGTTCCAGAAGAAACAGTTTTGTCTCCTCCAAAATTTATAACTAAAACAGAAGCGTTTGTAGTTAAACCACTAATAGTGGATGAATTATAAATTAAACATCCTCTTGCAGTGAAAGTAGCTGATGTCCAGGAGATATCAGAAAAATCTGTGTAAGAAGTTGTTGTTGATTTTGCAACTCCAGTATTTGTTAAAGCTGATCCTCCGGAACTATATCCTGAACCTGTTGTTGTAACTTCGTATGTATCTGTAGGATCTGCAGACGGAGTACTTGCAGCCGCCCATACAGTTGTAGTTGTTCCCAAACTTGCTGAGTTACTAGAATATAATGCTATTTTAAAAGTACTACCTGCTGGAGTATCTCCAGAAGCGTTAAAGCTGTGATGACCTTGTAAAAGTTCTTCTTTAAAAGTATTTGTTAAACACGATGTTATTGCCATATTTTTCTCCTATTTACGGAGACGTAGACTTAACTGGTATTCTAACTGTTCCACTAGTATAGTCATCTCGTCTTCGTCTTCCAATTTGCACTCCTGCAAATTTTTGTACTTCTTGTTTATATTTATTCTCGTATAATGTCAACATGTCCTGCGGACCTTTTAAATATCCATATGCTTCTACCAGACAGGCATATAAAAGACCACTCGGAAAATACTGACTTACATAAGTCCCCGATGTTTCAGTCACTAAACTACTAGGAACCATATCATAATACACCCTAAAATAATAATTAGAATCTGGAGTTGGAGCTATATACATCCCTCCAGAAGTAGTGTCTGAGGTTCCAGTTGCTCCTCCAAACATCGCATAATATTTAGGAAATCCTGTAACGTCCTGAGCTGTTTGATCGCCTTTAGTACCTGTTAATCTATCCGTATATTCGCTTAAATAGGTCTGGTCCTTCTTTTCCAGCCAGCTCCCGGCTCCCTCGGTATTGGTTGTAGAATTAAATACCTCTACTCCTCTTACAAAAACAGTACCCGTTGCTCCTTTACTTCCTTTACCACGTGCATTTATGGTATTATCATCAGCTACTAACGTTCCTTCTGTCACATATCTATATGCATCAAGTGGAACATCATAAAAAATTCTAAATTCTGCATCTTCAATAAATCTATTAATAATAGCAGCACTTAAAACCGAACTGTCAACTTCGGTATAGCTTCTGATATCATCAACTAAACTTGAATAAGTAAATCCTGCCATTATAAACTCTCTACATTAAGAGGACTAATAACACAATTAAATCCTCCACCTTTTTCAGTACCTGTTGCAGCACTAGGTAATGTTACTGTAAAACTATCTGTTCCGACTAAAGAAACAACTTTAAAAGATCCATAAATCGTGGCTCCGGAATCATGAGATCCAGCCGTTGTTGATGGAGGAGTATATCCCCGATAAACGGCGGAAGTTCCCCTCGTACATCCGGTTAGATCATTGGATGATCTTCCAGTGTATGTAATAATTTCATTTGCATACAATCCGGTAGAACTATCAATTTTTTTAATCATAATGGATCCTGATGTAGGAAAATTAGATCCATCGGTTAAAGTAATTGTTGTAGCACTGGCCGTAATATCTCCATTCAAGGTAGTTTGTAATTGTAGCTGTGCAACTGAAACCCCACCAACGGGTTCTTTAACAGAAGTAAACCTTAAAACATCATTAACTTGTAGCTGATTATTTTCAAATGAAACAGTCAAAGTTGTATCAGATGAAGTTGTAAAAGGATTTAAAGGTAAAAAATCCTGGCTTCCAAATTCTGTTCTTGCAGGTCTTGCTGTTTGCAATGCCTGTGGATCTGCACTTGTTGGTTTGGGTTGAAGTTGTGGTTGTTTAGGTTCGTACTCTGATATATGGACAAATGCGCCGTTCCATTCTTTTACCATTTCATTATATGGAAAGGCCATACCTGATCTATCTGATATTGCTAATGCATATTTGCCCTGTGAAAATGTAGTCATTATGTTCCTGGATAGTAAATTTTGGGTGCTATATAAGTAGAATTAGAAGAACCATCCTCTTTTTCAGCTCTTAATAATTCATCTTCATATAATAATTTTAATTCTTGTGTTCTTTGTGGTGCATATTTAGTTGCTAAATAATAGGATAGTCCAGCTACCATAGAAGGTACATATCTATATGGAACATCAGCTGCATTTGTAAAAGCGCCAACATCTTCAATTCGTTTTGTGTAATAAAAATTAATTAGGTTTCCGTCCTGTGCTGCGCCAGGAGTTAAATATATAGTCATTGTAACTTTATCTATAAATCTTTGTACCCAGTACTGAGTAGGTAAACCTGTAGCTGTTTTATTTGAAAATCCTTGATACTGAGATCTACTAATTTTTGTCATTGGAGTATCAACAGTTGTTGAAACCACTCTATAATTAGCTTCCTGAATATCTGTCATTCCATTTGGAAATTGTGTAACAGTATCTCCGGAACTATGAGTAGCGGCCGTGCTGCCGTTTACTCCTCTTGTACATCCCGTTAAGTCTAAAGTTGATATTCCTGTATATCTAATTTGTTCACTATTAATAGTTATAATTCCGCCACTTGTTGGCATCCCTGTAACTGATGCTACACCAATTGTGGTGACACTTGCATTTATTCCTGCAGATAAAGTAGTGGGAATACCTTCAGATGCACCATCTGCGGGCGAACGATAAAAAGTATATACTGATTGATCCTCAACTAATTTAATATTCTGATTTTTTACTTCCCAAAAATGAAGTCCCCTATTACCCCATTCAGAAAATAAAATATTTAAAGATCGTTTTGCTGTTTTTAATTGATAACCTGATACACTTTGAAGACCAATACGTTCATATGCGTCTTCGATGATTTCATCTATGCCTAGGTTCTTATCAAAAATATAAGAGCCAGAAGTCGTATTAGCCATCTAAACTCCTATCCGTAATAAAATGTTACGTCAGCAATAGTGCCCAAAGAACAGGTTGGTTTTGTTTCACACCTCAAACCAGTTCCTGGAAAAGTTACATTATACACAAAAGGACTACTAGATCCATCTGGCGTTCCAAAAATACCAAGTGAAGTTCCATTATCCTCTATATCAATAGTCCCAGCTCCTGCTGTGCAATTTGCAGAAAATCCTAAAACTCTAGCAGGCCCTGCAAAAATTACTTGATTCGCTGAAGTACTTGTTATTCTTTTTAGTTTTATATCCACTGGATATGTACTCATATTTATCTCCTTAAAAAGATGCTCCCGAAGGAGCATCTTTAATTATTTATTAACTCCAAGCAGCTGCGCCTGTATCGGCAGTATTACTTGTTGATAAGTCATGAGCAAAGTTCCAAATGCCTTTTTCAAAACAAGTAAAATACAGATAACAACCATGAGTTAAACTATTAGTTGCTGCATTCGCAGGTGTATACGTTAATATCGTTTCACTTGCTGCAGACGTATCTATAGTTTGAACTGTTCCAGTGGCTCTACTTTCCACTTTTGATCCAGTTCTGAAAACATCACTACCAGCGCAAGTAAATGTAAGAGTAAGTACTCCGCCAGTTGTATCATCTGATTGAGCATGAACTACTACAGTTCCTACTGTTGCTGACGGTAAAGTTACCGCTTGAGCAGCATCCCCCGCATAATTGTTGACCGTAATTACATTAGCTGTGTAAGTTAATGTAGCTGATGTTGCCACTACTGTTGCAGTTAAGCTAGTTAAATCTGGTTTTGTTCCTAAAAACCTTGATGTTATAACTCCTGTGCTAGCAGCTTTATTGATCTGTTGAAATCCTTTTTCGGATCTAACCGGACCGTTAAACGTTGTGTTTGCCATAATATTCCTCCTAGAATATTTAAATGTAGTCCCTAGGGGATAGTCGACTATACGCGTCTACATTTAAGTTTGTTTAAAATTGTATAGTGATTTATTTATATCTGAAATTTGTAAAGAGTGCAAGAGATCCTATAGGAAATATACGATTTCGGCGATGTGGCGTTTAATTAAGTTGCCACAGAAACTTGGGGGGCAGAATTCCTGATTTTATTTTCTCTATCAGCAATTTTAGACTCTTCAGCCTTAATCTCATTAATAATGTCTTTAATAACATTATCAATTTTGAGCATGTCCAAAGTATATTTACCACTTTGCTCATACTCAGACTGCCACCTCAACTCCAAGAACCTTTTTTGTTTGTACAGGTCTTGTATCATGGATAACCTCCTCATAGGTTATTCTT